ACAGGAAACAAAATACAAGTTGTTTATGGTGATGTTGTAACCTCAGGACCAATATGTGATGCTAATATTTCTAATCAAAACCAAACCATGCACTACTTTATTGTGTTGAGTGAAGAAACAGACGCAGGAACATTCAGTATAGGTAGTCAAGGCATAAGATTTGGTGATAAAAAATTATTCTTTGGCACAGGTGCAAGTGCTCACACCGTTGTAAGCACATTTGATGCTAATGGCACCAGCACAACCAATTGGAATGGTAAAATTAGAGTGAGAGTATATGCTGGTAGCACACAGGCGGCAGATCAAATATTCCCTGTTCCAGGTGGAGGTGTTACTGCTGTAGCGGCCACCACTATGATGCCACATTGGACTGACACAACCAACTATGCAGGCACAGGTTTAGTTTTTGCAATGGTTGAAATTGATTATGATGCAGAACAAGGATTAGTCAACATGGATGCTATGACATTCAATTTGGTTAACAGTTTGAAATCACCAGGTAATGTTGTTGTTGATTATATGACAAATGACAGATATGGTGCAGGTATATCTAACACTATCATTGACATAGACAGTTTTGAAGGTGCTGGTAATACATCAGTAGGTGGTTATGCAGATGAATTGGTAAATTATACACCATATGGGGGTGGCAGTGCCAATGTTGCTAGATATGAAATCAATGGCACACTCAGCACTGTAGATGATGTGTCTAGTAATTTAGACAAATTAATGATGAGTTGTGGTAGTTATTTGTTGTTTGATGGCAAACAAGGCAAATACAAAGGTATACCAAACAAAATATATCCAGATCAAGCAAATTGTTTTGTTGCCAATGATGACAACATAGTCAGCAGTATAAGAATACAAAACACTGACTTGTATCAAATGTATAATCAGGTAGAAATAGAATATTTTGACAAAACAAGAAGAGATCAAAGAAACACGGTGTTTATAGAAATACCTAGTGGTGATAGAAACAGTGGAGAACCTGACAACAAGTTAAGTTACAGCATAGACATGATCAACAACAAAGTTCATGCAGAAGTTTTAGGTAATATAGATCTAAATCAAACAAGATTAGACACAGTAGTTCAATTTACAGGGGATCACAGTTTCTTGCAAGTAGATGTGGGTGATGTAATCAAAGTCACAAACAGCATGTATGGATTTAATGAAAAATTATTTCGTGTTATGCGTATCAAAGAATCAGAAGATGAATTTGGTGCACTGACTTGTGATATTATAGGTTTAGAATATTCAGATGATGTATATACTTTACCAAGTATAACAACAGATTTACCATATGCCAATATTGGATTGCCAAGAATACCTGTTATAACCAGCATACCTATACCAGGTGCATTTGATGGCACTTATGCTAATTTAGAATTACCACCAATTACTTTTGGTAATGTAATACCTAACCAAGTTATGAAAACATTTGGTGCAGGTGTTCAAGTAGAAGATGCTAATTTATATAATGCTAATATTTCGGGTGGTTCAGTTTTTGAAGATATTATACCAACAGCAGAATATGATCTAACAGATAGTGATATAGGTGATTATTCTTTTGATGCTTTTGCTACACCAGGAGGAGTTGTTCCAGCAAGTTATGATATAGGTTTTAAAACATTCGGCAATATAACATTTGCAAATTCAACATTACAAGCAATAGCCAATATTGGAGGTGGTGGACAAGAATTTATAGGATTCAGCACACCAACAACCACATTGACCAGTCAAACAAAATTTTCCACAAACCCTACTGATTATGGTTTAACCACTGATTATAAAATACAAAAAGCAAATATTAGATTACAAGGTTACAGCACAATGTTAGATGACACAGCAAATGGATTTCCTAGATCATTTGCCAATATGAAATATCAAGTAGTTCGTGTGACAAAAGGTGAGAAATAATGTATAGAATTTTATATGATACAACAACAGGTAAGATTCACAGCAGTAGAAGAATACCTGATCATATGTTGCAAAACAACATCAAAGAAAACATGGCATACATAAATGGTTTCTGTCCAGATCCACAAACACATAAAATAGATCTAGAAACATTACAAATGGTTTCATTACCACCAGTTCAAATAGATCCATATAAATATTTGAGAATTCACAGAGAAGCAAAATTAAAAAGTTGTGATTGGACACAAGGTGCTGATTCACCATTAAGTGAAGCAAAAAAGGCAGAATGGGCAACATATAGACAAGCATTGAGAGATTTGCCAAACAATTTAACTCTCACCACAAAAGAAGATATTGTGTGGCCTAATCCACCAGAATAGATAAATATAACAATAACAATTCCATAAGACTTCAGTTTTATGGTCTAATCCTTAAGGAGAGTGTATGTCGGGCAGAGTCCTAAGTTTTAAACAATATGTCGGCGGAGCCGATAATGTAATGACAATCGAAATGTTTCCTAAATCTCAGAAAACATTTTCATATAATTTTGCAAATTCAAACGTAAGTGGTTATACTTTTTCACTAGATTATCAATCAATATTGTTAGATAATGTAACGTATGATAATTTAACAGGAAATGTTAATTTCACTTCAACAAATGTCACAGGTTATTTTGACAACTATACGCAACCAAGTGCTAATACTTATATAAACACAGCAGATGCGGCTACAGGTGTTATTAATGTAACAATACCAAGTAACAGATACACAGGTAATATTTTACCTAATGCTAGAAGTAATGTTGTTATGACAGTAGCAAGTTTAGAATGGCAAACCGACGATACACCCGCTCAAACAGATTTACATAGATGGGCAATTATTGAGAGGTGGGAACCTCAAGTAACGCCAGGAGATCCAGCAGATAATACATCACCGGCCTTTATAGCACTATAAGGAGAATAAATGGCAACTGGAAATGTAAATCTTACTTCAACAGAAAGTAATATAACTGTAACATCAACACCTTCTAACATTATTGTTACAGATATAGAAACAGGTGATCAGATCACTGTTACTACAAGTAACACAAATGTAAGTGTAACAAGCGATACAACAAATGTCACAGTATCTGATTTTGCCGTTGTAGCCAATTCAACAATAAGATCAGCATTAAGCAATGTATCACCGATACTGTATGATTCAGGCACTGGTGTATTTTCATTTGACAGCGATGCCAGTTTTGCAGGTAAGACAACTGATGATTTAGCAGAAGGTAACACAAATTTATATCTAAATGGTGCTGGAACAACCGATGATTTAGCAGAAGGCACTGCTAATTTATGGTATACAAATGCCAGAGTATTAGCATATATTCAAGATAATGGCTTAGATTTTAATGCTGAAAAAGTAGATGATCGTGTTGCTAATTTATTACAAACAACTGGCAATTTAACATTTACATATGATGACGGTGCAAATACACTAACACTTAGCCAAAGTTTAACAACAGATGATATCTCTGAAGGAACTAATTTATATTATTCAAATACCAGGGTCAATACATATATAGGTAGCACAGGATTAACAATTGGTGGTGATTCTGTTGTTCAAGGTAATCTAAATGTTCAAGGTAATATTGATTATACTCATGTAAATGATTTGTATGTGGCAAACAATGAAATCATAATGAATGCCAATGCGGCAACCGATTCTGATGTAATGATCACAGTGAATAGACCTGTATCAGGTGCTAATACACAACTTAAATGGAATGAATCAACAAATATATGGGAATTTACCAATGATGGTAGCACATATTATCCAATACCAACAAGCACAACCGATTTAGCAGAAGGCACAAATTTATATTATACAGATGCTAGAATTGAAGGTTATACAGGTAACATAACACAATTAAATGAAGCAAACATAAGCAGATTATATGTAGGTCAAGACAATTTAGGATTAGATTCAGGATTAGGCACATTCTTTGACTTTCAAATGGTCAAACAAAATGATCAATATTTTACGACTAAACAATTATCAAGAAATACATCTTTAGGTATCACAGAAGCAATAATCAAATCCAGAGGAACTGCCAGTGTTCCTACAATAATATCTGGAAATGACAGAATACACGAAGTAGATTATTATGGTCACGATGGCACTAATTTTGTTCAAACATTTGGTGAGCATATATACCAAGATGCTTTTACTGGTGGTATAAGCACAGGAACTATACCATTGGCTATGGAAATATACACCAAGCAAAATGGTGTTAGTTCAACTTTTGATCAGAGTCTTGTCAAGTTCCGTGCTGATAGAACAATAGCATTTAACGATACAGGAACAAGAGGTTTTGGATCAGGTCAAGGTAATGCCAATATTCAAATGGATGGTACCATTAACACTGTTTCTAATGTTAATGCCACAGGAACCATATATGCTGGTTCAATGACACCAGATGATATCACATTAAAATCATTCCAAGAAACAGTTACAAATTTAGGTAACATAAATGGTGATTTAAGTTCAACTATAGATGGTAACACAGGTAGTATATTTACATTGACAGCAAATGGTGGTATTACCATTAACACTATAGCAAATGCTTCGACAGGTAGTTCATATACCATTAAGATTACTCAAGATGGCACAGGTAATAGATTATTAACCAGTTCAATGAAGTTCGTTGGTGGTGACAAAACACTATCAACAGGCTCAGGTAATATTGATGTTATAAGTGTTGTTTATGATGGAACAGATTATTTGGCGTCTTTGACTAAAGATTATAAGTAGGAGTTATAATGCCATTCAGTGCTAGACAAGGATTCTTTGCTTCAGCAAATATTACTCCTCCACCTCCAGCACCAGAATGGTATG